GCTTAGAACATCTTCTAAATCATCAACAGTCATATCCTCTTCCGAGTCTTCTCTTGGATCATCAACTTCGACTTCTCTAAAGTATTCATCAACAATTCTATTATAGAGAGGAACATACATTTCGTGCAACTCAGCAGCGAAAATAAAATTAGATCTAGCAATCTTATATAGATCAGCTGCTGTGTATGAACACAATGGAGCAGCTGCTATTGTTTCCTCTATCTTACCAGGAGATATGGTCTTAGGGTATGTCTTGATATGAATAGGATACGAAATAACATAGGCATCAGGAGTTGATTCTTTCAACTCTCCCATGATAGTTTCCCCAGTAACCAGTTTTCCTACTACGTACTGTTTCATAGTTGAACCTCTGTTATCTTATAATTGAATTTTTCTTCGCTGTAGATTTTAATTCTTTCAACGAAGTGATTTAATGTATGGTTCTTCCACGTTTTCCAATGTAAGTCATCAGCAATGTCATAAAGGTCACACTCTGTCTTACCATTCTTTAATCTCAAGCCACGCCCAATACTTTGCAAATTACGGATTTTACTCTTTGAGGGTGATGCGAAAATGATATTCTCAATCGAAGGTATATTGATGCCTGTCGAGAAGGTACCAAACGAAGCAATGATAATAGCATCTTCCTCTCCTTCACATATATGCCTAATTGCCTCACGATCAGATGTTTCGGTGCCACCATGAACGAAAAATACTTTGCGATTCTCATCAACTTTTTCTTTGATCATCTCGTGAAGAACTTTTCCATGTTTCTCTACATATTGGAAAAGAACCAGAGTGTTACCTTGTAGTGACAAGGATAAGTTTCTTATAAACTTATTTCTCTTTTCGTGCGAAACAATAAAATCCATCTCATCTTGATAGATGTTGTTCTTTCTTGCTTTTCTTGTTATCTCATCATACAATAACACCAAGCACTTTATATTTAGGGTTGCGAGTTGTTGTGTGTCCATAAGGTCTTTAGTAGTAGTTACCTTATGCACTGGACCAAACAATCCTTCTAACACTAAACGATGAACTTGTTTGCCGTCTAGCGTTCCTGTTGTTCCTATACGATATTTTGTGTTGATCATTTTTTCCATAACGGAAGTCAACGACCTTGCCTTAAACTGATGCGCTTCGTCTCCAAACAAAACAGTAAACTGCTCGAACCACCCACGTGGTTGTTTATAAATTGATTGCCAAGTAGTAATAAGAACTTGCTTCTTAAACTCTTTGCTGAAACCTGAGTAAAGTTTTTGACAAACATCATCGGGAGTCCATGATGTTTCGCTTGAATAGTCTGCGAAGTCAGAGTATAGTTGCTCAACCAGTGAAGTAGTTGGAACTACAATGAGAATGCGATGACCACAATCAAGCAGCCATCGCATAGCGGAAGAGATGTTAAAAGATTTACCTGATGCGGTAGGTGATACTAGTACTGCTCGAAAGTTGTTTAATGCTCTTGAGACTGCCTCAAGCTGATAGTCTCGAATCGTAATCGGTTTCCCTTTAGTGGTGGGATTGAGACCTTCAACATACTGTCGTAATTCTTCGGATGATATATTGTCGTTGCTAGTAGGTCCAGTAAAGTGTTCATTTGCCAGGTGTTCAATCGTGTATTCATTTCGCTCAGCGAACTCTCGCACATAATCGTACAGCCCTGCGTAGAGAGTCTTCCTTTGCAAATCGTAGAGTCTGATTTTTCCATCCCACAACCTTTGTTTAAATGCTGGCATAAACTTAGCGCCAGGTACATCGAATGTGAAAAAATCGCTGAGTTCTTGTTCTATAGAATACTCAGCATAGAGACGAATATTGACCTCATTGATTTTTTCAACTGTTATTTTTGTCATGCGCCTGTTAGGAACTTCTTCCACTCAATACTATTTTTAATTTGAAAATCACGAGAGCGGATTTGACCAAGAACCGACTCAAGGAATGTTATCATTGCATTTAGATATTCTACTTTTTGCTCTGATGCGATCAACTCTGCATCGCCTTGTAGAAATTCATCCATCTCATTCTTCAGTGGCTTTGATCCTTGCCACTGTTCCCAACCATACTGCTCTAATTCAAATTTAGTCATCTCTCCACGATAGTATCTAAACTTATCACGACGAAGGCGATTGTACTCACCTTTGGTTTTCGCAAGTTTGAGTTTGATACCAACAAGTAGATTGATATACTTGCTGTGTATGTTGGGGGTTTTTGTGGATTCTTCGCCTAGACGATCATCATCAATAGCGCAGTCGTTCTTCCACTCTTCCATCATTTGTTCAAGATTCATAGCAACTCCTAGTTGTAACTAGATCAATTATACTACATCAATGAAATTTAGTCAATTCTAAAATAACTGTAACGGAACGAAGCATTGCAAGTGATGTATTGCACATCCTCGACTGTGTTCGTAAAAGAGAGTTGGTCAATTGCTGTTGGGAAAAGGTCAACGAATGTAACTGTATGGATAGGATTGTTCTGATTGTTGAGGACTAATAAAGTGCCGTCTGAATAATTCTTAGCCAAATCCGAAGTTACACCACGCTGGTCTTCATTGATAAAGGTTGTGTACTGTTCGTAATCGATAGGGAAACCAAGAGCCATAATCCATCTTTGAATCGAAAGATAGTTGCTCATGTTCTCATCAACTAGGAATGTAATTTGAAGTGGCTCGAAGATTGCCTTGTCGCCAGGAACAGGAATCTGAGCGAAGGGTGTTGCGTAGTCTGGATCACCAACAGTGATACCAGGAAGGTTCGCTGCTTGACAATAAAAATTCACATCTGGTAGTTTCTGAATTGCGAACTGAAACCCAAGAGGTGAAAGGGGATTAAAGTTTTGAGGTAATGTAGCCATAATAGTATTTAGTCCAAAAAAAAGGGAGAGCCGAAACTCTCCCTTTAAAGTTCCCTCTACGGGGACTCTATTACATCAGGTTGTTAACCTGTACCTTGCGGTAGTAGTAGTTGTTACCTGAACGCAGACCATCTGTACCAGAGTCAAGAGTTGTGAATGGGTTTGCGACCATTCCGTAACGTGTCTTGAAGCCGATCTTTGGCTGGAATGTGTTAGGATCAACAGCACGAACCAACTGAAGTGGAACGTATGGGCAGTAGAACATACCTGCGTCGAATGCAGAAGTTCCCTTGTAACCAACAACGAAGAATTGTGGGTTAGCACCACCATTTGCTGAATATGGATCGATGTAAACTTTAAACTTGCCGTTCAGAACGCCAGCAAAAGTTGTCGATGCTTCATCAACATTCAGACCTGTCGAAAGAGCTGGAGCGTAGTCAAGAACGCCAGCCATAGCCAGAGCAGAAGCAACGTCTGAAGAACAGACGATGAAGTTACCCTTACCACGACGTGTTTGCTGAGCAATTACGTTGGCTTCACGTTCGATTTGGAACAGAAGACCCTTGAACTTCTCAACTGACCAACGACCATTTGCGTCAACATCAAGGTCAAACACGCCAGCGGAAGCTGTACCAGCTTGAGCACCTGTCTTAGAAGCAATGTACATTGTACGAATGACTTCGCGGTTGATCTCAGCAAGAATTTCAGCAGACAGAATGTTGCTGAGTTCTGCTTCAGCGTCAAGACCATGAACAGACTTCAGATCTTGTGCTAATTCGATCGAGTATTCTGCTTTCAGAGCACGGCTCTTAGCAGTAACCGATGTTTTCTCGATAGAGAAAGCCATTTCGTTGAAAGTGCCAGAGATTGGACCACCTTCAGCATCGCTTGTCGACATACCAACACCAGTGTTGTAGCCAGATGCAAATGGTTGTGTACCAGTTTGTGGATCTGTATCAGCAGTTCCCGAACCATCGAACAGTGCATTGTTAGCACCAGAGAACTCTGTGTTTGCTTCGTTATAAAGAGCTTCTGTACCATTTTGTGTAGTATAACGGCTCTTCATTGCGAAGATCAGACCTGTTGGCTGAGTCATTGGCTGAACACCGCAGATATCATAAGCGATCAGCTGTGGCATTGCACGGCGAACCAACGAAATGAGAACTGGGTCGAACTTTGCGACACCGCCTGCATCTGGCATAGCGCCAGCTACGTTTGCTGGAGCTGTTTCAAACAGAGCAGCTTTTTCCTCACGGAGTGCACGCTCTTGGTTCTCTAACAGAACAGCCGTAACTTGCTTACGGTAATCTTCTTTGATTGCTGGGAGGCTGTCGATATTAAGGACAGGTTCCCATTTTTTAACTAATTCTTCACGCAGCATTTGCATGATTGTCTCCTTTTAAATACTTGTTGAGTTATTTGATTTTCTTAAGAGCTGTCACATACGCATTGATGGACTCGCTCAATTGCTTTTCTTCCACTGGCTGGTCATCAGCAGACAATGTCGCTGGTTTTGCAGCTTGCTTAGGGAAGTAACTTTCGCGGATAGTTTCCAGCTTGGCTTTAAAAGACTCAGCATCTTCAAAGGCAATTTCTTCAGCCAGTTTCGAGAACTTCTCTACTTCTGTATCAGTCATGCTCTCTGAAAGTTCAGCAACGATAGAAGCACGCTTAAACTCACCAACAGTTTTTGTCAGTTCGATATTTGCGGCAACTGATTCGTTCAGCTTCTGCTCGAGTTCTTCAACTTTAGTTTCCATTTCGCCAAGTACGTCATATTTCTCTTCAGGAATATCAACGTAATGTTCAACGAATAAGTCTTTTAGACCATGGATAAAGTTTTCAACCAAATCAGATTTCATACCACGCTCAAGGGCTAATTCATTATCTTTCATCCACTGCTCGACCACGTAGGCGAGATACCCATCAACTTTCTCAACAAGACCCTCTTTAATTTCTTCAACTTGCTCATTTAAACGTGCTTCATAAGACTCTTCGATCTTAGCGATCTCTGTCTTAACACGAGTAATAACAGCTGCTTCGAAAATTGTAGCAGCTTTAGTTCTGAATTCTTCAGACAGCTCTTCGCCAGATACAAGCGCAGCAACATCTTCTGAAACATCAACAGTGATTTCTTCTTTCATTGCTTTCTTGCCTTCCTTAGCCATCTTAACATCCTCTTCGTCCTCGTCTTCATCTTCGCAGTCGTCCTCTTCCTTCATGGACTTCTTAGCGTAGCCTTCTTCGACTTGATCTTCGGACAGTTGCTCTTCGGTGAGTTCCTCAGCAGCAACTTCTTCTTCAGTTTGTTCTTCTAAAGAAAGTTTCTTAGACTCTTCTAGAAGTTCTTGAATTTTTTTCTCAACTGACATTTCGGTCTCCTGTGTGAGTGATTTTTAATCCTCAATATTCTTATTTATAAAAAATTAAAGTTTACTCAAAAACATACTAAATGCTTTGAGTTTCTCTTCCTCTAGTCGCGATTTAGGTGCGCTTTTAATTACACTCCTAGTCGCCTCGATGTCCTTCTCAATAAATCGCCCATCTACGTAGACCCACTCTTTGTTCTCCATAATACCACGAACAAAAGCGTCAGGTGCTGAAGGATCTGCAACGATGTCAGCTGCAGTTGCTAAAATAAAATCGTCCTGCACTAGCTGAGTACCATCGTTTTTAGTTTTAAGACTACCCATACCTCTTGAAGAAACGCCAAGATTTGCACCCTCATCGATGAGAGACTTGACAATCTTACCGTATGGCGTGTCCATAATTTTTGCTTTGCCGATATAATTAGAACCTTCTTTACGGAGATCTTTGATCATGTGTGAAACACGATCTAGATTAATCGTTGGTGAGTCTGGGTGACCCAGTTCTCCGTAAGCACGATTCTTCTTAATATATTCTTCGGCGTAGCGCTGAACCTCACGATCCATGACTTCTTGTGGATAGACACGTCCGTTGCGGTTCTGTAATTCAGCTTGAAGGAAAACACCTTCAATGAAATACTCTTTACCCTTGCCGAGCTTTTCCTCAACAAGGTAGTTAACTGATTCGGTTACTTCTGTAATAAGTTTCATATTATTCCTTACGCAGTGGTAGATGTTGGATCATCATAAGCACCGAACTGCTCTGGCTGGAATGGAGATGTATAACCACTGGTCTTTCTAATTTTAACAATAGCAGTTCCAGCAGCAGCAAATGTAACAACGATATCGCTTGATGCTTGATCAACCAAACACATCTCAGGATCTTCGAACTCTCCATTGCCATAAAAGTTTCCAACAACAACAGAGTTTCTTGTTAATGTAACATTACTTCCTGTACTATAAAACACGGCAGGAATAGTTGCGGTTGGAGAACTTTGTGTTTCGTTCGTCATCTTTAAATCTGTGGCAAGAGAAATGGTTGCAGTATCAGATGCAGCTGTAGCTACTATTCTTACGATAGCACTGTTATTCGTCAAACGCAGAACTGTTTTGGTTGCAGCCATTTACTCTAATCCTTTAGTTGTTTTACAACTGAATAAAAGTTTCTTTTATCCTGTCTCATATATTCGAGGACATCTTTATGTCCACCAATAAGACTATTTATTCGTTCCAGTGTTTCTTCGGATATAGCGATAACGCTTCCGTCGTCCAGCTTAAAGTCAAATTTATTTTGAATCGCATTTGACAGACGATTTAACTTACGCATCTCTAGAACAACAGGGTCAAGCGTAAAAAGTTTAGAGGAAGCAAGGTCAATATATGATTCTACTAAAGTATCGGTCACCTTGTTGATGTTTGTGTATTTCTTTATAATTGAAGCAATCTTACTTGTATCGATTTCTTCGTATAGTTCTCTTTTTATTTCTTCAGCAAGTTTTTCAGATTTCAATATATTACGGATGTATGTTTTTGCTTCCTCTAAAGACTTAAAATCTTCTTCAATCTTAACACCATCTACAAACAACTCATTCTGATCATTGACGATAATGTTCCTGTTATACGATACGAAAGATTCAACTACCTTACCGTATACCTTAGAAAGCAATGACTGTTTGAGTTGCTTGAAATACATTACTGCTCTTCTGTAGTATTTTCTTCCTGCGAAACTTCTTCTGTTGCTTCTGGTGTTTTAAACAAACTCTGGGCTAGTTCTTGACGATAGTCGTCTAAACGCTCCGAGACACGCTGAGACATAACAGCGTCAAACATATTTTGTGCATCGACAGGTTTATCTGCCGCAATTGCATCAATTAGGCTGCGAATCGATTCCATTTTCTTCTCCTGTATCATCTTGTTGTTGTTCAGGTTCCATCATAGATTTTTCCTGTTCAATCTGTTTATCAATTTCCTCAATATCCTCATCAGCTTGACGAAGAATATTTTTACGGACATACTCTGCAGAGTAAAATCTACCAACATATGGTTCAATTTGTTGCAGCATTTGAAGACGCTGGGTTAACAAATCAGCTTCTTTCAACTCTGTAAAGTGGTTGTCTTTGAGAAAGTCGAAACGAATATCCTGCCAAAGAATTTCCCACTCATCAGCTCGAATAATACCTTTGGTGATCAACTGAACACGCAGAAGATCAGCAAACAATCCAGCAAACTTACGACGAACACGCCCAATAAATTTTGAGAACTTTACTTCGTCGCGAGTAATCTCTGATGCTCTACCAAGGTTAAATCCTGAATCTTGACGTAAACGAGACAGAGGAACATTAAGAGACTGATACAGTTTATTCTTAAAGTACTCGATGTCTTGAATCTCACCAAGATTTTGACCACCTGGGAGTGTGGTAATTTCAGTTCCCTTACCACCCTCTCGGCGAGGCATCCAAAAATCTTCCATTGTCGACAGGTGTTTACGATCATCTTTGATCTCGCCTGTCGTTGCATCGTAAACAATTTTGTTACGATACTTAGCCATGATGTCACGAACATATTGCTCTGCTTTAATCTTAGGCAGTGTTCCAACATCAATGTAAAAAATTCTACGCTCAGGTGCTCTACTTACACGGTAGATAACCAATGAGTCTTCAATCATCTTCAGCTGGTTGACTGGTTTAATTGCCTTATGCAAGTAACCAAGCATCATACCAGTGTTCATATCCATCAAACCAGACGGAGTATAAACTACGGAGTCAAGACTTAACTTGACACCATTTGTTGTTCCTTCGTTAATGCCTTTATCGTTGAACATATAAAATTCTTCGATAGACTTAACGATGTCAACGCCTTGTGCGTTTCTCTCTTTAATAACATTACGAACTTTACGGATCTTTCGTGGATCAATAAAGCGTAGCTCTTTGATACCATCTTTAATTTTCTTTTCATCAAGCATGATGTGAAAGTAAAGACGACCATCAACGTACCAGTTACGAAAGATGTCATGACCTTTATAGTCAAAGTCAAGCAACTTCAATACATTATCAAACTCTTCACGAATCTTTTTCTTAATCGATTCTGATTGTTTTAAATCATCCAACACAACATCAACTGATGAGCGATCGTCTTCGGAGACAATCGCTTCATTAACGATGTCCTCGATAGCAGAGTCACACTCAGGGAACTGGGAAATTTCTCGATATCTACGAATTAGGTCGGCTTCGTTTTTGACGACGCCATCCATATCCATGACCATACCATAATACGCAGCACCTGTAGATATGACAGTTGATCCATCATCAGAGGTGGGCGTAACAACCGACTCCACCTCTGCTGATTTTTTGCGTTTAATCTCGAAGCCAAACAATTCAGCCATAATCTAGTTTTCCAAAAAGTTAATAATTAGAGTGGGATTGAACCGATTGGTGTATTGATTGTTACACCAGACGATCCAGCACCACCATCTACTCCAGTAGCAGCCCAGAAGTTGTACGTGAAAGTAGCAGTAAATGTTTCAATTGCGTTGTTTGTGTCAAAGTCTAATTCGATTGCGCCGATCTCAGTTGGGAAAGCGTCAACGATACGATAAGACTTAACGATAGCACCATTTCTATCTAGCTGATTTACAAAGAGGTCAACTTGATAGTCACGTGGGTTAACACGACCAGTGTTATCGCCAAGGTTATTAATACCATTTGCCCAAGACTCCATAGCGTTACGAACGATAAAGTTTGTGTCATTATAAATCGTAACTGTCCATGGAGCGAAGGTACGCTCTCCTGCAAAGTTTACTGCACGACCACGAAAATTGATTGGTGTATTTTCAATGGTCGAGGCAGGTAACTGAGCACCTTTACATAAGAATTGCGCTGTTTGTCCAGCAAGTGCGCCCAATCCTACGTAGGATGGGAATACTAATTGCACTAGAAACTGGTTGGCACGTGCGCCACCACCAGTTAGCTGGGCTTTAAAGTCTGTAATTGATGCCATTCGATGTTCTCCTATTTACCTTTATTTAGCCCAATTATGCACCGATTTCATCGAAGCTGACAGCAGAACGAGCAGCGATGAAGTTCAGAGTGATAAAGTTGATCGAGCGAGCTGGTTTGATAAAGATATCGCAGACGAACTCATTGCGATCAATGACTTCACCAGTGTTGTTTGTTTCGTCGCACTTGACACGGAAGTCAGTAATACCACGACGACCTTGAACATCACGAAGGAATGGCTCTACTAGGTTACGGAACTGAGCACGAGTGAACGAATCGTTGAACTCGAACAGTTGGAACTTAGCAGCTGTAGCAATTGCCTTCTCGAGAACGATAAACAGACGACGCACGTTGATACGGTCGAATGCACTTGGTGCAGACAACAGAGTCTTGTCGCCGAACAGTACTGTTCCCTGTCCTGGGAATGTAACAACTGGGTTAATACCCTTCTTGTAAAGAGTATCGCGATTTGTTTTATCTGGATTGTGAGCCAGCTTAACAACATTCTTAACCTGACCACGATTAAATCCACCTGGAGAGAACCATGGGTCATTTGTGTAATCAGTACGAGCACACAGACCAGCGATGTCGCCGTTCAGTGCAATCCAACGATACTTGTCGTTGTAGCGGTCGTATTGATATTTGAAACCAGAGTCAAGAACAGCATAAGATGTTGATGGTAGAGCAGCACGGAATGCTACGATGTCATCAGCAATATCTGATCCGTTACCAATTAGAATGTCGCCAGTTGATACATCCTGTGGGGATGCAAACACGACGCAGTCTTTACGAACTTCAGCTACGTTGTTGATAACGAAGGTAACTGTTGTGGCTGTTGCTTTACCCATAACGATGAGGGCAACATCATACAGTTCGTCATTAGCAAACAGAGCGTAACCAGATTGGTACTGACCTTCGGTAGCTGTGTGGTCATCAACACCACCAACTAAAGAAAGTGTTCTAGCAGCAGTCAACGTGTCGAATGTTGTTGTTGCAGAAGTTGTTCCCCAGTTAACAGAGGCTGGATGATCCATCCAAGAAATGTATTTCGATGTGCGATTAACAACATCTTTGTAGTAGTTGTTAGTTCCATCAGATTTTACAGCGTCTGATGCTTTAGAAACATATGAGTATTTCTCGAGCGTGGATCCTGGTGTGCCTGTCCATAGTCCATCCTCGTCGATAACAACAATATGTAACTGGTCATTTTGTCCACCAAGATTTGCTACATAAGCAGATGTACCTGGAGCAGAATCGAAAAGATCTCTATATGCCCAAGCAGCATAAGATGTAGAATCAGCAAAAGAAACTAATAAAGAGTTTCCAAGCGATCCTGGATACTTAGCAGCAAACATACCAACAGCAGCTTGTCCGTTAGCATAGTTTGTTTCGTAATCATCTTCGTTTTTAATTAATGGCGCTGCGAATGCTTCAATAACAGCAGTTGCTGTTGCGCCAGTACCAGTTGTATCACCAGTAGCAGGAGTAACAGAAACAGTAGGAGCTGATGTATAACCAGAACCTGGATTGATAATAGTAATAGCAGTAACTGCACCACCGCTTAATGTTGCAACACCTGTTGCTGGTGTTCCACCGACAGTATCTGGACTAGAAAACTGAACAGTTGGTGTAGCGGTGTAACCTGTACCACCAGCGCTTACTGTAACAGAAGTAACAAATCCTGTGCAGGATGCGTTTTTCATATCTGTTGTTTCAACACGAGTAACTAGCAGGTTGTTTGTATATGACAGGAAGTTAGCTGCAGAGAAGAAAGATTGAAACACTTCTGCGTCATCAGATGGCTTACCGAAACGCTCTACGAGAATGTTTTCGGATGCAACGATCGTTGGCTCCATAACTGGACCCCACTGAAATACGCCAGCAAATGCTCCAGGCGATGTCGCTACCGCTGGAACAATCGATGTAAAATCTTTTTCAACTACTGCTACGCCTGGAGATAGTTGGAAAGGCATTGTAAGTCTCCTTTGATTTAATTCTGTAATCTTTGTTTAGTCATCAGGCACACATGGTTCATATGATTATTTATAAAATACCGAAGTTCAGAAATTATAAATTTTTTCTTCTTCAGGTTCCCGTCCATCGTCGAAAAAGCCAATTGGGGTCAATTCTTCTTCAATTTGTCTCATTTTATCTTCGAACAATTTTTGCCTTAAATCTTCGTCGCCCAACTCTTTAAAGATAGGTTGGGTTGTTAGGTATGAGAAAAGAACTAGGCACATAGCAAGGTCGTCATTGTATCCATCATCTGCTTTGTATGTGCCACCTTTACTTATAAAATTCGACAACTCAAAAAGAATATCGTAGTCGTTGATTACAAGTTTGTCTTCCTCAATTAGAGTCTTGAGGGTTGAACATCCAATCCTCTTAACTTTATTCGTTGTTCTAATGCCCAAACCACTAGATCCCCAGTTCGTCACTGTGTCTTTGTTTGACATTAGAGTGTTTTCATACTCCATCTCATGATATAGGATGTCAGCAACTTGAGCACCAACATCATTTGATTCAACTAATACCCAAGCATCATTGTATTGCTTGGCAATCTTAAACACTACATTGGGATATAGCATAGAAGAAATTGTGTTATTCCTATACTTAGCCACTACCGTATACGGTACTTTTGAAACATCAACAATAGTGAACGCCGAATAGTCTTGGCTTGTTCCTCTTGATGTGTCAACAGTCATTACATAATTGTTACCAGGAACTGGCTTTTGAAATATAGTAAAGTCTTGCGTGTCGCTCAAATAGATTGGCTGAATGAATGGAATGTTTCTCAACTTGGTACCAGAGATAAGCGTATCTGAGGAACCAAGGAACTCGCAATCCATTTCCTGGGCAAACTTAATTTCACCAAGAACACGTCTTTGATCATCGCCCCACTTCTTATCACGACCTGGAACATCAGACCAATGAACGAATAGGTGGTGAAATCCATTAATACCTTCTTCTGCTTCTGTCCACATCTTATAGAAGTGGTTCATACCCTTTGGCGTTGACGCCACAAAGATCTTAGATGTTTCACCAGAAGAAATCGTTGGGTAAACAGAAGTAAAGAATTCGTCAGCGAGGTTAGTAGGAACGAACGCAAACTCATCGAGGAATAGAATGTTAATAGAGTATCCACGAATTGCGCTTGACGATGTCGAAGCAGCAATAATTCGTGACCCATTTTCTAACTCAAGGTCGCCTTTGTTCCAGGTAGTAACACCCTGCTGTAACCACTTCGGTAGATGCTCATATGCCATTTGAACACGACTAAGAATTTCTCTAGCAGTGCTTGCTTTGTTAGCAAGAATAGCCAGTGTCTTATTGTCATGAAACAAAATGTAGTAGCAAAAATAAGCAGCTACCGTAGTGGTCTTACCAATTTGTCGAGCAGCACGCACAATCACCTTACGATTCTCGTGAAATCCAAGAATCATTTTCTTTTGATATTCGTGCAGCTTAAAAGGAACCAGCCCCTTATCAATCGAAACAATCTTGATGTAGTTTTCGATAAAGTAAATTGGATCGTTCTTACACTTAATGTATTCTTCAACCTGATCAGCACTAAAAGGAACAGGAACTCCTGCTGCTTTTAAATTTGGATTCGCATTATATACCAGAGCCATTGTTAACGCTCTTCTCTATAATCAATCGTATTAAGATACTGATCAAATGTTACTACAACAACAGGTGGTTCTCCAACCATAATGTCTGCTGTTTTAACATTACCTGAACCAGCAAATCCAACACTAATTCTATAGAGGTCGGCAGATTCAAAGGGGCTACTGATTCCACCTGTTCCCTCAAACGCACCATTTGCGTCTAATGTACCAGAGCCACTACCTGTTTGGTTTTCGTTTCTAACTTTTTCCCAGTCAAAGTTGAATGATGTGTTTGCTTTACCACCAGTAATTCTAAATGTCGGAACTTGCCCAACCTGATACTCACCAATAATTTGTACGCTCTCGTCGAATGTCTCAACAGGAACAGGAGCAACTGTTACGCTTGCTGTTTTAACATTACCCGAACCAGCAAACACAACTGTCAATACAAAGGAACTATCGTAGGTAAAGTTGCCCGAACCGCTGGTAAAATTGCCCGATCCATCGAGTGTTCCTGAACCAGAAGAAAAAAGTTCATTTGTTCTTGCATTTCTCCAAGTAAATGTAAATCCTGTCGATGGCGCACCACCTGTAACACCTACTGTAAATGATTGACCAACCTCTAACACGGAAGGAATATCAATAATTTCATCATATACAGGAGTTACTACTACAGGTGGTTCTGGAACAACCACAATATTTCTTTCTCTTACGCTAACAGATTCAACGAAATCTGTATACCCATTTCTAGATATTCTAAATGTAACAGTAGTTGCTGGGTGCGGAGTTCTTAAATTGATTGCTGCTCGTATAGGATTTTTACCATTGTAAAGTTTACCAGTTGCTAAGTTTCCACTAAACTCGTTGATTTGCGCACCATTAGATGCAGTAACAGTATAGTTATACTCACCAGCGTCTGGACCAGGACGAGATAGATTAAATTGATCTTCTCCGTTACCAGATTCAGATGGACCGCTAATATTAGCAGTAATTTGTGGTGAAGGTGGAACAGTAATAACAGGATTTGTTGGCTCTGGTGGAGGAGCAATTACAATTGGTGTGAGGTATGAATAAATTACCCCAGCATATCCTGGTCCACCAAATCCTGATGATGTTGAACTAAAGGAAACTGTAAAGTCTCCACGATAAAAAGACTTGATCCATTCTCTTCCATCTTTAACAAACACGTCGGCGCATGGTTTCCAAACGCCACTTTCTTTTACATAAACTTCTTTAACACGTTTCCAATTAGATCCGTCTTTTTCTAAAATATCTCTTGGTGTAAGATTAAACACCATTTCCGCAAGACCTGCGTTGCCGTCAGTAGCATTGTCGTTTGCCTGACCACCTGTAGTTTGTTCAACAAAAGAAGAAATGTGTCTTTGTCTTGAGTGCCAAAAAGGAACTCCGCTTGCGCTTTTGCCTTTATGAATTGATACTGAAATACCAGCTGGGTTTCCGCTTGAAACTGAACCGACATTATATCCAGAAAGTGTTATCTCATGTTTACCAGCATCAATGGTTAATGTTTTAGTAGCACTACCTGTAAAAGTTGTAGTTGATACTACCTTACTGCCATCAATTCTTACTTCACCGTAGTTATCTGCTGAGATTTGAAATGTTACAGGTCCACCTGGAAATTGAACATTAACAACTGTTGATTCAAAAGTAGGTGTTTTTTGGTGGTCGCCCCAAACCGCATAAGAGTTCATATGCGAACCCCAACGATAGTCTGAGTGAGTTGGGAATTTTATGTATTCAGCTACTAATGTTCTGACAAGATCGTTTGCTGTTGCACCAGAACCACCATATCCTGCTGTGCTATTCACTCTATTGGTAGTTTTTACATCATCTCCATTAGGGAAAATTGTAGAACCTCTAGAAGTTCCCATAGCACCACATGTGGCTTTTCTGCTGCTAAAATTGTAGTCAGCACCTGCTGCACCTCCACTACCACCAATGACACCACCGCCTCCACCACCGCCACCGCCACCATCGCCTTCATAGTAGCCACCGATTTGACCTTTGGTGTTTTTTGAACCACCACTTCTTCTAACAGTTTCTGTGACATGACTTTGGAAGCTACCACCTGCTCCACCACCGCCACCACCTGCTACGGCAACAGGATATCCATTTACTTTGATTACGGTAGCGCCACCGCCACCGCCACCTGATCCTGAAACTCCAATTGGTGCCGCACCACCACCATCACCACCTACGAATTCAGAAAACGATTGACCACCAGCACCACCAGTTCCTCTTACGCCTGTTCTTCCTCTTGAACCACCTCCACCTACAGCAACTTCAATTAAATCGCCACCTTGAACAGTGATTCTACCAGAAACAATAGATCCGCTTGTGCCATCACCACCACGACCAGCTGCGTCAGCGCCTCCCCCACCACCGCCACCACCGACGAGTGTGTAGTCAATCGTTCCATTTCTAACACGATCTGGAACACGATACGTTCTAGTATCGCCAGTATAACCAAGCGTCAAAGAATAAGGCATTGTTAAACTTTAATTTTCTAGTTGGAACCAGATATCTCCATCATTGCCTGTTCCGCTAGATGGAGCACTATAACTCACATATTTTCTTGCGCCACCCCACATTGGAACATTTGCATATCCAAACTCTCGTTGGACCCATGCAGTGTTAGCAATAATTGTTGAGTTGTCGTTTACTGGTGCTGTTGGAACTCTTGGTGAGCCAGTAAATGTTGGCGAACTAAGTGTAGCGTATCCTGTTAAAAGATTGTTAATTGAATTAGCAAGCGCACCAACTGCTGTTGTAACAAACTGTGTGTTTGCAATTTGTGTATTATTTGTTCCCTGAGATGCGGTTGGAGTTGTTGGTGTTCCTGTTAAAGCAGGCGACTCAAGAGTTGCATAAGAATCTAAGTTATTCTTGACATATCTAGTTGTCGCAATAGACTCGTCTCTATCAGCTGTTGCTGTTGTTGGCGCTTGAGGATTACCAGTAAAAACAGGAGAATCGATGTATGCTTTTAGATCTACTTCTGTGTAAATCTCATCAGCAACTTCTCTAACATATCTGCTATTAGCAAGTTGATATGTTCCGTCAGAAGCACGTGTTCCTGTTGTTTGATCGGGTGTTAAAGGAATGCCAGTAAACGAAGGCGAATCAATTGGTGCTTTTAAATCAATCTCAGTGTATAATTCATCAGCAACTGCGCGAACATAACGACTGTTCGCAATTTGATCTGTTCCATCAGAAACACGTGTTCCTACTGATTGATCTGATGTAGTAGGAACACCAAAGAGAGAAGGCGAATCTTCTCTTGCTAATGTTTGCCATCCCGAATCGCCAGCAAAGTAAACTTTATTTGTATCATCAGCGTAAGCAAGACCACCTTTATATGTCAGTGGATTTAGATATGTGCTTGTGTTTGTTGGGTTGAAAAAGTCATCAAAGGTTGCGTGATTAAAACGAATGATAGAACCAGAACCATTCGATGTTATCTTACCAAAGAAATAACCATCTTCACCGACTGTCAGTGTTCCTGGTGTTGCGATGTTAGCAGCGTTAAATGTGTCAGTAACAGTAAGTTGATTGAAGTAACCTACCCCACCAACATCTAAGTCATCACCAACATCTAAGTCTGCTGAGACATTAATGTTAGCAGCATTGAAATTTCCACTTGATGTTGTAATATCACCAGTTACACTTAACGCACCAGTAATATTGACATTACCAACACCAACAATTGAATTGTTATTGAGATCTAGATTACCACCAAGAGCAGGAATAGGGTCAGCCGAAACGCTAGGAATGCCAGTCGCAGTATTTAAGTTTGTGCCATCTCCGAACTGAGTATAGATCTCAGCGAACATGTCATTGATTTTCGTACCTGCTTGACGAAGCGTATCACCTGTGCCATCATTAATTGTTACACCGATGTTTAGCGTTTGCTTTGACATTTTTTATCCTTATGCTACAGTAATTGTTCCGAGCATAGCTCCAGGATGAGCTGTACATCTGTAAAGATATGTGTTTCCTGGTGTAGCATCTAGCGGAACAGTAAATGTTACAGTTTCTCCAACTTGAGCTACGTTTGCAGCTGCTCCTGTTGAGGAGATAATTCTAGAAATCGCTGAGTTGTCTGAAGAGTTTAGAAACTCAACAGGGTGACCAGTCGCATTGTTTGTAAACTTATAGGTATGACCACGATAAACAATCAGCGTAGGATCTAATTGATTGGTAGAATCAATTCCTGGACCAGATACAGTGTAGTCAGTTCCGTCGCCAGAAACAAAAGTGTATATGTTTTCTACGAACGCAGTAGTTTGAACAGAAGAATCTAAGAATGTTAAACTTCCACCAAGAGCAATACTACCATCGGAATTGAAAAATGTTACATAACTGTCTGATGAGTCAGAAGTGGTAATACTTACATTTCCATCAAGATCTGCCTGTAGTCCAAGTTCTCCAGCAGTGTTGAAAATTTGACCACCATCTGGGAATGTTAAAATAGAATCATCGCCGAACGTCCATGTAATTGGTGTGGTACTAGAATTTGTTACGATGCCAAATGTTGCGTCGCTACGAATATTAAAACCATCTACGCTTTCGCCGATGTTATAATCATCAGCAGTAGAACTTGGAAAGTGTAATATTCTAGTGTCGTCGAATAGCCAATTGCCAGTACTAGTTTGAATTTGTATACCACCACCAAATTGATTGTCGATAGCGATGGGTGTACTGGCTCCATTTATGGAGTTTGGTATGTTTATGTTCGGCGAACCATCACCTTCGTCGCCTGACAGATACAATCTGTTTCCAGCACCACCATAGATATTACCGTCCACATATATTGATCCTTCAAGAAGAAAACTACCATCTCTTTCAAATTGGAATGTTTTGGCTCCTGTTGATGTGTCGTTAAGACCTATGTAGAAATCTCTATCTATGGTAACAGATAACGTGGCGTAGCCTGCTCCTGACGTACCTGCCAATCCAAGATTAACAAAGTTTGGGCTGTCGTCTGTATTTAAATCTTGATCAAAACTGCTTGGTGCGGTAAGAGTAGATCCATCACCAAACGCAGCATAGATCTCGTCGAAGTTGTCATTGATTTTATCGCCAGCAGTGCGTAAAGGATCGCCTGTTCGATCATTCGCTACTGTTCCGATGTTAATTGTCTGTTTTGCCATTTCTTAATCCTTAGAAGTTGTCTGTCCAATCTTCATCAACTGTAAAATTCGCAGGGGTATCTGTTGGTCCAACCTCAGCAGTATAATTTCTTTGCTCGTCAGTTGTGTTAACCAGAACCTTACGAATATCACCTTGCGTAGATACTGGTCCAAACAGATTAATCTTCATTGTAAAATCCAAAGTGTAAATAACTGAACGACGTGATTGGAAGTCTCCGTCGTAGTCGTCTTGAATACTAACACTATTTAGGATTACTGGAACGTCCGTACTAATTCCCATTTCTGGAATCGTATTTATCGCCAGTGTGTATTCTGGATTGAAGTAAGGAATAATCTGCTCAATAATTTGAAGAGCATCTTCCTGTGTCTTCGTTAAGCAGTGAAGCGCAATGCCAATGTTATATGGCGCTGGGGTAAACTGCTTATTGATTCTTCCAGCCTCAGCGTTTTCTTTCACTTGATTGAAGCGATTTAACTTTCTTGATGAGTCATAAGTCATTGACATCATCTCAAAGGAAAGTCTTGGAAGAACAGTATAGGTTTGGTTTTCTAGCGTAGGGTCTTGCTCAACACGAACAAGCCACTTCTCTTTTGGCGCATAGGAAACAGGAACTTTGATTGTTTGAACAGTTGAGTCAGAACCATCCTTGAGTTTACGCTCGATCTTAATGTTGCTAAACAGATTGCCGAAAGCAACAATAGACTTACGAATGTGAGAGTGATAGTAGGTAGTTCCGAACATTATCTTTCACCGAATGGGTTGTTTTCATCAAAGTCAAGAATCTCAAGTGCTTCGTTCTCAAACTTAGCATTGTCGCCGTAGGATTGAACTTGATCAATCTGTTCATCCATCTTAATGTTATCTCCATTTTCAAGAAGAACATAACCAGTGGCTGCTTCGTTTGTTAGGCGATTGACTGTAACATCAAGCGTCTTAACAGATTCGAACACATCAACAGCAGGTAAGCCAGTATTGATTCTTTCAGAAGCATACTGAAACAGCTCGACCTGTAGTTTGTAGACGTAGAGTTTCCCTAACTGATAAAAAGGGTCTTGATGTTGAACAAATTTGATCTCAAAAAGACCTTTTGTGAGAGGAAAATAGAGTAAATCTCCCTCATTTGGACGAGAAGGTATAGTGGTCACTCCAAAGCGACCTACAAGTTGTTCCCATCGTCTTTTGGCTACTGTAAGCGTAGCCGACTGTTCCATCATCAATCCGAACTTTTGAATGAACGCACCCTGACCATCGAACGAATCGATGTTCTCGAAATACATTTCAATTGGGAATGCTGATTTAAATTCGCTCAGACGATCTTCGCCAAGGATTTCGTCTTTTGCTACCAGCGTGCGTGGAATGTAAAAGAAGTCCTGCCCATAAATGGACAACGACTCGATAATCAAGTCCTCAATTAAGAGTTGCTCGTTTCGAGTTCCATGAGTGAAATAGACATTGCGTGCCATTTTAACCTAAGTAAAATTCAAGTGGCACATTAGTTTGTGCGTCATCTTCTAGGTCTTTGATCTCACCGATCGCTTCGTCATAAAGTGCGGTACCATCCATAGTAACACCACCTGGAAGCTGAAGACCTTGGAACTTCTTAAGATTAACTGCCCACTGCTTTTTAAACTGAGCAGTTACATATTTCTTAAGCCATGGATCATTATATGCTTTAGTGAAAGTAGTAGGATCTAACGCACGATAGCAGTCAAACAGAAAGTAATCTCCTGGTTGAACATCGTTCTCCCAATCCATATCTACATAAATTCTATCAGTGTGACGATTGTAACGAATAAACTTTTGACCATTTAAAATGGTATCTAACAACTGCAGATAATTCATAACAGTTGTATAGTAGATAATACTTGTGCTTGTTAAATCGTAGAGGTCGTTAAGACGCAATTGATACTGAAGGTCAAACAGATTTCTAGACGAAGAACCTTCGGTAAATGTGTAAATGTAGTTTACGCCGATAATGTGATCTGGCGCAGGAATATATCCATTAGTAATATCAGTTGATGTAACTTGATGCTTGAGATAAACCTTCTCAATACCATCGTAGTGATGATCACGGAAATATGCAAGTGCTTCGTCAAGACGATCTTCTAGTTGATCATCGTCTACGTTGATCTCAAGAACTGGTGCGCCCAGTGCTCTTAATGCATATTCTTTTAAAGTTGCTCTGCTATTGACTGCCATATTTTACCCCAATGCAATGGACATAGCCACTGCTTTTGTTAACGCTTCACGAACAGCAAATTCTGTTGTAGCAACTTGAGTTGTTGATGTCGACAACGCTGCTGTTGGAGCAGTTGGTGTGCCTGTTAAATCTGCATCTGATATTGATGCTGAAGAAAGAGATGGAGATGTTGATAAGACAACCGAACCTGAACCAGTCGATGTTATTGTTCCAGTACCACCACGATTAACTGGAACTGTTTCTCCTGATTGATATTCGGCGAGACCAGTGACATTGCCACTGCCATCTACTACCGCTCTTACTGGAATTTTATCTGCCATTCATTACACCGAAATTCTTAATGTTGTTACGTCTGTTCCGTCAGACAATCTAAATGGCAGATAGATTAAGGAAGTAAGCGTAGAAAGTGGACCTGCTTCTGATTGCAAAGCAACACCCACTTGCGATCCATCTTGTTTAAAGAATGGAATCGAACTTGCTAATCCAACAGTTAACGTATCTGTTGATGCGTTTGTTGATACACTTACTAATCCTGCGCCTTCTACTGTTAAAGTATCAGTAGAACTATCTGCTACAATTGTTGATTGACCACTAACAGCAACACGTGAAAATGTATTGCCAATTGTTCCACCGCCACCTTCTCCAGTTGAAAGGGCGACAATCTCACCAGCGCCATTCTTATAGTAAAGAATGCCGTCAGCGTAGTTTAACGCTACCTCTCCATACTCAAGGGAGGCTGGTGCTTCACCAGCAACTCCACTTCGTTTTAATTTAATTGCAGTGGACATGTTATACTCCTAATAAGTCTATTTATTAGGCGTATGTTCCACCATCAATGTCGCCGTATACTAGAGTTGTTCCGTTCGACTGAAGAACTTTACCTGAAGTTCCAACAGCCAACTTGCTTAAACTTGTAGAGCCATTAGCAACAATCAAATCACCAACAGCATAGGAAGATAAACCAGTACCACCGTAAGCAGCAGCAATAGTTGTTCCGTTCCAAACACCAGTTGTAATTGTACCAAGAGTTGTGATAGACGATTGACCAACATAAGTCGAAGCGATATCGATGCTATCAGCATTTACTGCGATTCTATTCGATGTTCCACCGATTGTTAGAACACCAGAGCTGTATGTTAAACCATCACCAGCAACTGACGATGCCAGTTGAACATTGTCGCCAGAGATTTCAATACCATTTGCAACATTAACAGACAATGTATTACCAGACTTAGACAGTCCATCACCAGCAATAATCTGACCAGCGCCAGAGAATTGTGTAAAGGTAACTGCGTCAGTTCCAACAACAATAGGATTGTCAGTAGTGATAACGAAACCAGCGTCAGCATTTGCAGAACCTTCTTCAACGAAGAAGAACACACCAGCTGTCATTTCTGCTGGCTCGTCCATATCGGAAGCACGTGACCAGCTGCCAGACGCAACTACGTAGATACCATTCTGAGAACCAGTTGTTTGATCTTTAACAAGAACACGATCGCCAACATTTAATGCCACGCCATCAATTGTTTGTGTACCAGACAGTGTGATGTTAGCAGTTGTTGCGACACGAACAGATGCCTTTGGATCTAGACCAGCAGCACGTGCATCAACATAACCTTTAGTTGCTGCATCATCAGCGTTAACTGGTTCAGCAAGACCTGTAATTCTTGCAGAGTTAACAGCAACAGTTCCCGTTCCGTTAGGATTCAGAGAGATATTGCCATTTGCGTCTGTCGAAGAAATTTCGTTACCATCGATAGAGATGTTATCAACAGCAAGAGATGTTACGCCAGCGATGTCTGTAGTTGTCGAACCAAGAGACAGTGTTGACGAACCAAGAGTAATGCTCTTAGCAGAAACAGCACCAGAAGAAACTGTAAAGTTTGCGTCAGCAAAAGAAGCAACACCTTTGTTGCTTGTTGAAGCATCTTCGCCAGAAATAGTAATTGTGTTATCTGTAACTGCTACGTCAATACCTTCGCCACCAGAAATTGTCAGTGTGTCGGAAAGAAGATCAACACTATCAGTTCCTGTGTCGCCAGCAATACCAAGGGTAGTTGCGACGTTAACAGTTCCAGCTGCAGTCAAACGACCTTGAGCATCAACAGTAAATGTTGGGATAGCAGTTGTCGAACCGTAAGAACCTGCAGTAACACCTGTTGTTGTCAGAGACAGATCGATAGCACCATCGCCTGCGTCATCATAGGTAGCAGAGATGCCAGAGTGTGTTCCGTTGGTTGCAATTTGTGCACCAGCAACGTCTTGAGCAACTTCGGTGAAGTCGGAAACTTGAGAAGCAGTGATGTCAATTGTTACGTTCGAAGCAGCAGTCAAACGACCTTGAGCATCAACAGTGAAAGTTCCAACCGAACCTGCTGCGCCATATGCACCAGCTGTTACGCCTGTTGTTGTCAGAGAAAGATCGATAGCACCATCGCCAGCATCGTCATAAGTTGCTGAGATACCAGAGTGTGTTCCGTTAGTTACGATTTGACCAGCAACAAGATCTTGGACTTCTTCGTCATTTGTTGCGTTGGCATTGAAGTAAGCAAGAGTAACTGCGTCTTGATTGCCTACTGGATCAGCAAGACTGGTAATACGCTTAGAAGAAACATCAACAGTTCCTGTTCCATTTGGCGCTAGAACTACGTTTCCGTTTGCGTCTGTAGCTGACAGTGTGTTACCATTCAGGTCAAGATTGTCAACTTTAAGATTGTCAAGTTTACTATTGGCGTCAGTAACAAGGGCAGAAGATGCTGTTAAAATACCTTTGTTGTGATCGAGCATATCGGTAAAGTACTGACCACCGATAACGATATGATTAGCAGCGTTGCCACCTGTCTCTGTTCCGATACCAACGTAAAGTCTACCACCACCAGATACGGCAGAATAGTCGGCTGCCGAGTATGCTAACTCGCCACTACCAAGGGTAGCTGGATCTCCAGCAGTCGTGGAACGCTTAATACGAATGATTGATGCCATTTTTATAGTTCTCCGTTTTTAGAAAAATCCGCCATCCATATTTTGCGCATCTAAGTCTGTAGATGCAGTCCACTTTGCGGTTGCCAATTTATAAATCAACAACGACCCATCGGTTAAATTCGTAGAGTCAATGTTCGTTAAATTCTCAAGGTTGGTGTTCTCGGCACTTAAACCCTGAATACCAACTGATGAAACAGTTGCTGTTGTTTCTGTTGTTACTGTACTTGTAACAATTGTTTCGTTTGATACTGTTGCTGTAATATCGCTCATGTTTTTGTAATTTCTGGAGTGATGATTACCAATCCCTCAAGCGCACGGATTTTCTCGCCAACTGTTGATGTCACCTCGATGTCGTACAGATATCGACCAGCTGGTACTGCACTTGATGCTTCTGCTGATAAAGAAATCCTTACTTGCCCTGCTGTTGGATTAAATACTGATGCTGCGAAATCATGAGAAACAGAAGAAGCAAAAGATTTACGGAACTGCGATTTTACTGTGTAACCTGTAAGGTTCAAAGGTGTGCCGTTTTGACTGGTCAATGTGATAACCGAGTTGAAGGTTGACCCTTGATCTATGTAAAGATTTGATATTGTTGCCACGTGTAATCTCCGAGTTCGACCTCTATATTTATAAAAACTCGAAAGGCAGTATTGAAAAACCCCACCGAAGTGGGGTCTTTTTTAGAACTTCTTTAACGCTGCTGTTGGCGGTGTAAAGTTTGATGTATAGCGTGCATATTTCGTAATTCTATAATCACTAACATATCCATTCAATCCAGTGCTTCCACCATCAGATTGCCAGTTACCAAAAACATTGACAAATCTATTATACTGATCGCGTTTTAAGTTGATATTGAAACTGTTGACTGTTCCCGCAACTGTTCCATCAACATATAATTTAAGAGTGCCATTATAACGAACTACAGCAATATGATACCATTGCCCTGTAGTCAGAGAAGTTGTTGCTAATGTAGTTGCGTTATAGTCCCAATTGGTATTATCAGAACTTGCAAATAGTTTCCAAGTATTTCCAGTTTGTAAAATATTGAATGGTGAAACTACTGCCTGCATACTATCTTGTG